GGCAAACGCCGCAGTCGTCACCGTAACGCAGGTTGCAGGCGGCGTTGCAGGTAATACAACGACCGCTTTTAACGACGTGGGCGGTGGCGGAGTCGGCGCATCAGGCGGCGTATTTTCGGGCGGCGGTGGCCAATATAAGACTCATCCAACCGGAGCTTTAGCCGCGATCTTTTATGTTAATCAAGGAACGATTGGCTTGACAGGCTCTTCTGCCGGTGACGGCGGCCCTGTTGGAGGCGCTGGCGTCTGGACCAAATCCGTTGCTACAGGCATTTCTTTTAAAATGGAAGTTACCGGAGCCTCCGCCAATGCGAATGATCCCGGAACAGAGACAATTACTTTTAACTTTAACGAAACCAGTCCTCGTTACATTAGAAAAGTTTTTAATACGAACCCAACGTTGACAAATTCAAACGTCACAGAAGACAACCCCCCGAAACATTATTGGCTTGGCGAATCTTTTGACGGCCATGTAAAACAACATGTAAGTGGAACTGTCGCAGGTCAGACCTATGCAACTATTTTACCACTGTCAAACGATGCTGCTTCAGTTTATGGCGGCGACTTGAGAAAGTCAACCCAGGCTGCAAAAACAGGCTGGTTTTTCTCTCAAGATCTCGGTCTGGCCTCATCATATGATCCAACGAATATGCAAAATTTATTTAGATTTTGTTGTCTTGATACTGGCGAATGGGACCAGAAAAATATTAAAATTTCTATTGCAGACATTAAAGCTCCTACAAGCACAGAGCAACCATATGGAACATTCTCTGTTTTAGTGAGAAGAATGGACGATACAGATAATGCTGTTCGAGTCATTGAAAGATTTTCAAACTGTAATTTAAATCCAAATTCAGAAAACTTTATTTCTAAAAAAATTGGAGATAAGTATTTAACGTGGAGTGACGCTGAAAGACGCTATACCGAATATGGTAATTATTATAATCGATCAAACTTTATTAGAGTTGAGGTTGATGAAGCTGTAGAAAAAGGCAATGCAAATTCTGAATTTTTGCCTTTTGGTATATATGGTCCGTTGCGATTTAAAGGATTCTCTTTTAGCGGTTCATACGGCCCCTATAAATACGACAACACAGGTTCTGTTGAAACACAATCATTTGTTTCCGGCGCCTTATCTGTTTCGAACTTCTTTGGAACTACAAATTACGATGGACATCAAGGCGCAGGCGGTCAATTCATTCTGGCTATGACGAGTAGTAACTCATCGGCCACCGGCTCATCCGATGGCAAATATACCTCTGGCTTTGTTGGCGCGATCAAATATCCCGACCTCCGCCTACGCGGAAGCTCGCGAGAGGGAACTTTGGCCAATTCTAAAGATGCTTATTGGGGAGTAGACACAACATATAACTCTTTGAAGTTTAACAAGAGCGTTGTTGATGTTCTCAAGGCAAAGCCCTATGGAATCGATGACTTCACCCCAGGAAATACAACAGAATATTCTTGGGAATTCTCTCTTGACAATATTAAGCTCGAAGACTCTGACGCAGACGGCACACCCGGAGCGCCATCAAGCAGCTTTGGTCTTTATGATGAAAACAACCGAACTAGCGGCCTTTCTCTTACCGCGAGATCAGGCTCATATACTTCGGCAAATTGGAAAAACGTACTCACGAAAGGGTTTAACCGGTTCACGACAACTCTTCACGGCGGTTGTGATGGGTTAGATATCACTGAAAGAGAGCCGTTTAGAAACACTATTCTAGGTGCGGACGGCACAACCGAGGTTTCAAGCTATGAGTTCAACTCATTGAAAATGGCTTTGGACTCTGTAGCCGACCCAGAGGTCGTTGAATTTGACACCCTTGTCACACCGGGAATAACAAACTCTACAATTAATTCTCACATGATGAAAATCTGTGAGGATCGCGGTGACTCTCTAGCAATTGTAGATATTGCAGGAGGCTACCAACCAGATACAGAGTCCACTGCTACTGAGGTTGCTAGACTTGGAAGTGTTACAACTACTATAGACAACTTACATGGATATGGATGGAACACAAGTTATGCTTGTTCTTATTATCCTTGGGTTCAAATTAGAGACAATATCAATGGCTCAACCCTTTGGTGTCCTCCCTCTGTGGTGGCTCTAGGGGCCATGTCATTTGGACAAGCCTCTTCAGAGTTGTGGTTTGCTCCCGCTGGCTTCACAAGAGGCGGCTTGTCAGACGGCGCAGCCGGTATTCCGGTTGTAGGTGTTAGACAGCGATTAACGTCGAAAGAAAGAGACCAGTTGTATGACGCAAACATTAACCCCATCGCAACATTCCCAGCAGAGGGCATTGTGATTTTTGGTCAGAAAACGCTACAGGTAACTCCTTCAGCTCTTGATAGAATTAATGTTAGAAGGCTGTTGATCTACCTCAAGAAACAAGTTTCTCGAATGGCTGCAACAATTTTGTTCGATCAAAATGTTAAAGTTACATGGAATCGATTTAGAGGCGAGGTCGAGCCGTTCCTTGCTAGTGTTCAGGCCAGATTGGGTTTACAAGAGTGGAAGGTTGTTCTGGATGAATCAACCACAACGCCTGACTTAATTGATAGAAATATCATGTATGCTAAAATCTTCTTAAAGCCGACCCAAGCTATTGAGTTTATCGCACTTGATTTTGTGATTACTGATAGCGGAGCTTCTTTTGAAGATTAAAAAAAATAAATACGGACTATTTATAGACGAGGAGAAAAAATAAATGCCGACCTTTTGGAGTGATGTGAATGTTGATCCTAAGCGATCTTTTCGATGGTTGTTTTATTTACCGAAAATTGTTGAACCATTTGTGGTCAGATCGGTAAAGAAGCCATCATTTAGCGTGGGAAACATTGCTCATCAATTTGTAAATCACACGTTTTACTATCCGGGACGTGTTAACTGGAATCCGGTAGATGTCTCCTTTGTAGACCCAGCAGGTTCAAACGCTCGCGGCTTCGGAGATGATACTTCAAAGTCGATACTTGATGCAATTGTCGATAGCGGATATAACTTTCCTGACACAATGGCAGAATCAGTTACCTCTATTTCAAAAAATAGTGCAGTTGCTTCACTAGGTGTTCCTCGAATTGAACAAATCGACGCAAACGGAGACACGGTTGAAGAATGGACTTTGCACAATGCTTGGATTGAGAATGTCGACTTTGGAAGTTTAGACTACGGCTCAGAAGAGATGATCACTGTTTCCATGACAATTCGTTATGATTGGGCTACATTTAAAACTGATTAAAAAAAAATAAAAATAATGTTATAATGTATCTATATACATTTTTAGCAAGAGGGATAAATGAGCACAAGAAAAAACGAAGACAGATTGTCAGCACCACAAACGCAACCAACACCACCCCAACCAACACCAGAACTGCCACCACCGCCACCAGAACTCAACCAACCACCGCAACTGGCTTTCGTGGCTCCAACGGAGTTTGTGGAAATTCCAAGCAAGGGGCGATTCTACCCACCCAATCACCCACTTCACAATGTTGATACGATAGAAATTCGACACATGACAGCGAAAGATGAGGATATCTTAGCTTCCTCCGCGCTTCTTAAGAAGGGGATTGCAATAGACAGATTTCTGCAAAATATCATTGTCGATAAAAAAATTAAAATTTCAAAGCTTTTATCGGGTGACAAAAATGCTCTTATTGTCGCAGCCAGAGTAACGGGTTATGGAGAGACATACGACACAAGAATAACTTGTCCGGGATGCTCAAAGAGAGACACGCAATCGTTTAATCTATCAACCCTAGAACTGCAAACTGGTGAAGATATAAGTGAAAAGTTTCCCGAAGTTGAATTGACTTCAAACAACACCTTTGTCGTCGCATTGCCAAAAACACAATTTAATGTAGAGTTTCGCCTCTTAAGCAGTGAAGATGAAAACAAGTTGACGAACCAAGCCAACAATAGAAAGAAAAATAATCTTCCCGAGTCGAGTTTTACAAATCAGTTAAAGATGATCATTGTCTCTATCAACGGACAAGAAGAAAAGTCAACAATTTTTCAAGCAGTAGACAGTTTACCCGCCATTGATTCACGCTATCTTCGTAATCTTTATAATGCCGCAACACCAAACGTGGATTTGAGCTATGAGTATTCTTGTTTTGAGTGCGGATATGAAGATAGACTGGAGGTTCCGTTTACAGCGGACTTTTTTTGGCCTAGATAACAACTACATTGAAGCGGTATATGAAGAGTTTTTTCTTTTAAAATATTATACCTCTTGGAGTTTGATGGAGCTTTATAACCTGCCTGTTGGCCTTCGCCGCTGGTTTCTCAAGCGCTTGGCAAAACAAAAAGAACACGAAAAAGAAGCAGTAGAGAAGGCTCAGAAAAAACAATCCCGCTGATTTTCTTTCACAGATCTATTTATATGTGACGAATAATACCAAAAAGGAGCCCTTCAAACTGATGTCAGAAAACAATGATATTGTCCCTCTCGTAATCGATCTGGAGGAGATAAAGAAAAAAGAAAATCAACTTAATGAAAGCTTCCTGAGAATGTTCGGAGGCCTTATTCAAGGCGTTCTGAAAAGAATGTTTGATCAATCCTCAATCCCAGTAACAGTAAAAGGTCGCAAGACTGATGTTAACGCCTTGGCCCAAGTCCTTGGTCGAGAAAAAAGATATATGGATTCCTACCTTAATCACGGTCTTGGTGACGCCAGAACTTCCCATTCAAAGTGGGAGCTTGAGCGAGCCGTTGGAAATTTCGAAAGAGAGACCGGAATAAAATGGCCACTTACATAAAGGAAAAAAATAACTAATGGCCAACGGTGGCGACAAAAAACCAGCAAATGAAGTCGGCGGCGCAGCACCCGACTCCCAAGCCGATTTTGGTATTACACCGGAGAGTGCGACCGCAGTAGCAGACGCTGCCGCAGCATCAGCCGCCTCCGCCGAACAACACGCAGCCGCCCTTGCTAAAGCAAAACCTCTAATAAGCGCTGTCGCGACCAACGCCGAAAAGATTGCAGCAGCATATCAAGAGGCTGTCGCAGCGCAACAACAAAACCTATCTACAGCCGAACAAGAAGCTCAAGTTAAACAGTCGACCTTAGACGCGGTTATTAAAGAGACAGAACAAGCTCAAATTTTAGCTAACGTTAGAAGCCAAGCCGCCGCTGCTGCAAAAGCAGAAAGCGGGGACGAATGGGAACTTTTAACGAGAGCAGAAAAAAGGGAAGTGACACTTAGAAAGGAGCTTGAATCCCACGAACAAATACGCTCGGCTCTTGCAGAAAATATAGCAAAAAATGACACGATTTTAAATAGCACCTCAAGAATGGCTGCAGAGGTCAAGAACCGAGGTTTAAGCGAAGAACAGATAAGAGCCAACTTGCAGGCACAAAACACCGAATACAGTAACGCTCAGAGCGCACTTGATCAAGTTGTAAAGGCCTTAACGCAACAAATTTCAAAGTGGAGCAAGAGCAACCAAGAGGTTAATCGCTTCTCGGGAATGACAAAAGACCTTCTCAGTAGGTTCACAGGAATAACCGACCAATCTCAAGGAATGATTGCAAGCCTGTTCAAAGCCAAGGATGCGACGGGAGGCTGGGGACAGGCAATGCAGGGCGTCCAGAAAGGGATGCGAGAAACCCTCACTACAACAAATATTGTTATGCAAGCATTTGAAAAGGCGCAGGAAGCAGCCCTGTTCTTGGCGAAAAACGAATGGGATGTCGCCAAAGCCCTAAACAATGCTGAAAAATCATTTATGCGCACAACAGGAGCAGGTGAAAGATATAGAAACACAGTTCACGACATAACGCAGGCCAACAAAGATATAATTCCATCATATGACAAAGCTGCTCAAATGGCCACAGAATTATATAACAATATGTATAAGTTCTCGCAACTTGGCCCAGAGCTACAGAGTCAGATGACTCGATTTGCCACTGTCATGGAGCGCGTCGGAGTTCAATCAGGCACAACCGTCGAGATGTTGAACACAATGACGAAAACGTTGAGAATGACAGAACAAGATGCAGCAACAGCCACCGCAGGTCTTACAGGCTTCTCCCAGCAGTTGGGAGTAAACACAAATAACGCTCTTAAACAATTTAGTCAATTGTCAAAAGACTATGCTTCTTTTGGGGGCCCGAAACTTGTCCAAACCTTCAGGCGAATGCAAGTTATCATGAAGACCACAGGCGCAGAAATGACCACCTTGACCGGAATTGCGAAAAAGTTTGATACTTTTGAAGGCGCAGCCGACGCAGTTGGAAATTTAAATGCAATTCTTGGAGGCCCATATTTAAATACTTTAAAAATGATTAACACAATAGACCCTGCTGAAAGGGTGATGCTTGTTAAGGGCGCGGTCGAAAAAGCTGGTATGAGTTTTGATCAAATGGGGACAAAGGCACACTACCTCAAGAAAACAATTGCTGAGATGTTTACTGGCGGGGACATGGCAGAAGCAGAACGAATGTTTGGAACGCAAAGCTCGGCAATTAGACAGGCTCAAAGCGCAGCCGAGGGATACAAGGGAACCCTTCAAGGTCTTGAGGGTCAAGCGAAAAAGAATGAGACTATGGAAGAGGCAAGAAACCACCGCCAATTAACACTGGCTCAACACACACAAACGTTGTCAGCGGGCATTGATAAGTTAAACGGACTTCTTCAAAACATGGCAGGCATTGCCGGTTCTATTGGGCCGGTGCTCACCACCCTGTTCACTGGTGCAATTTCAGGTTTATCAGGGATGATCGCCAAGCAACTGCTTGCAAAAAGCGGCTTTCTTGATATAGCAGGCGCAGCCAAAGATGCCGCCGCCCCAGCTATGGACGCTGTGAAAGATGCTGCCAAAGGTGCTAGCGGCGCAATCAAAGGGGCTACCGACCTTGCTCCACAAATGGGAGGTGCAATGAAATCGGCTGGCGCCGCAGCGCTAACCGCATTTGGGTGGGTGGCCACCATCACTGTCGGTCTTAAATCACTCCACTCAATTGCAAAGAGTCTCCTAGAGTTTATGGGACCTACCGGGTCCAAAATAAGTAATTTCTTAGGGATGGGCAAAGCTGACACAAAGGCGAGTCTATCAAACGCAATTCCCGGTTTTTCCCGAGGTCGCGATGGTGCCTCTGGAATGGCAAGAGTTCACGCTGGTGAAGCATTGGTCAACTTGCCGAATAATACAAACGTTATTTCAAATGCGAGCATTCAACGACAAGAACAAAATATTTCAACACTGCAGAATATGAATACAAGTATAATGCAAATGATAAGCCGACCAATTCAACAACAAGCCTCCGGAGCGGATGTTCAAATGTCACAGGACCTCAAACGAATTGTCAACAACACGAGAGAGACCTCAGAAAAAATTGTTCAAACTTCAATGCAGAAAGAAAGCAGTGACCGTGCAATGTTCAGCGCCGAAATGTCAATGGAGCGAGCCACAGGCGGTGGTGGAGCCAACGATGTTAAAGTAACTATGGCACCGACCACAATTTCAGTTAACATGAATAGACGAGAAATTTATAGGATAGTGGAAGATTGGCACGCAGCCAACATAAGTATTAATAAATAAGGGGAATAAAAAAATAAATGTCTTTTGAAGATGTTAACAATCGAGGATACATTATAGGGTTCAAGCACATCCCAACAGGAGAAGGGGTTTCTTTTAGAGCCTTTTTAACCTCCTTCAGTGATACATATGTTTCCGACTGGAGTTCTGAAACGGTGTACGGCAGGATGGACCCTATAGATGTCTTTAGAGGCACTCGAAGATCTATTTCTTTAAGCTGGGTTGCTGTGGCTTCAGATGAAAAAGAAGCTCGCAGTAATCTGACCGCTGTTGGACAATTGATTAAAATGCAGTATCCAACCTACACTCACCCCTCGGGCCAAACAAAAACTACTGGCCCGTCCATTATAGAACAACCTCCTCTTATAAGGATGAGATTTGCAAATTGGGTCAAATCGATGAAAACAACAATGGCGCCCACTGCCGCCACGAAATCTTCGTGGTGGTCTCCCCCGTCTCATGCTCTGGATATTCCGACCGGCGGCCTGCTGGGGCATTTAGGGGGGATATCCTTTAGCCCCGATATTGAAGCGGGGTTTTTTGATGCTGGTGGAGAGTTATTCCCCAAGCAAATTAATTTAAATGGAGAATTTACAGCCCTACACGAACATCCGATGGGGTGGTATAAGTCTGGCAAGGGCTGGGTGTTTGGTAGAGATACTGGAAAAAACTTTCCTTACGGCACATCTCAAGAATCGAAGCTTCCAAAAAAAGACGCGACTAAAAAAACCGAAAGTAAAATTCCAGCTAAAAAGAAAGCCGCTACAAAGAAAGTGACAGGGAAGAAGTAACATGCATTCAAGATACATTTTCAGATCAATCGGAATAAATTCAAGCCCCTCGTTCAAAGAGGCGTTTGACTCCAGAGGCGTGAAGTTCATAAGACAGTATAAAACTCCCAAGCTTGTTTATCCTACTGCTGAGCAGATTTCTGAATTAACAACAATTGGTCACGTCTGGTCACTTGGTGACAGATTTTATAAATTGGCTCACGAACATTACGGAAGTTCAGAATTATGGTGGGTTATTGCGTGGTATAATCAAACGCCTTTAGAATCTCAAATTGATATGGGAGATGTTATAGAAATTCCATTTCCGTTGGTTAGGATATTAAGGATGTTGGAGGTTTAATATGGCGGCACCTTGGAGCAAGTGGACAAACGATCCAACTATTAAAGAACAACACGAACGTCAGTTTGATATCGTCCAGAAAGAAAACACTCTCACAAAAGAGGAGTTAGAGCAATATAACGCGCAACTCCAAAAGATGTATTCTGATCAGTGTTTTTTAATGACCTTTGCTGCTCGCTTGAAAGAACAGTTACCAATACCCGCAGAGGATCAAACAGAATATGCAATTTTAAATGGAGATCCCGGCTTGGTGATTAATCATTTAGCTGCGAAGAAATCGATTAAAGAGTTTTTGACGATAAGGCCAGATCAGTTATCCTCCCTGGTTCCAAAAATAGAGATTTATAAAGTTTTTTACAATAAAAAAAAAGAAGGTGAAGATTTTCCATTTAATTTTTCGAACTATACCAACATAGAAAATATAACTAAAAACAACTTTTCTCGCGGCGACGGCGCAGGAATTAAAGATGTGCAGATTACGTTAGAGGGTAAAGATCCCGCAACAAAAAATATTGTCGACGTCAAAGTTCAGTTTTTTTTCCAAGACATTAAATATTTCTTTGCAAAACAGGATGTCGGCGGCGGCAGAACAATGAGTTTGGCACACCTCATTACATACCCAACAAATCCAGAAAACAACGCCAAGAAAGCGGACACATTGTATAAATTTGAAAACATTCATGACCCTGGAATGTTTAGAATAAAGATGGTGGTTGGATGGCAAACCCCTAAAGATACCATGTTACTCTCTAAAGCTCTTAAAGGAGCCGTTAAAGAAACACAACTGATCATGATGCTTGATCTGCAGGATCATCAAATTGATTTTGCAAATGACGGTTCAGTCAGGCTGAATGTTCATTATCGCGGAGCAATTGAGAACGCTTTTTACTCGCAGGCTGCTGACATAATGAGGCTCGACAATTCGCAACTAGACACCATTATTGAAACTAAAAGGAGAATGGAAAAGCTTAAGAAAGAGGTCGGCGAGATAAACACAAAAATAAAAGACTTGGCTCACGATATAGGTCACAAAAAATTCCAAGCTCAAAAGAAAGGTCCGGACGACCTCGTCGCTCATCAACCACAACACTTTATAGATCAGGCCGAAAAAGATCTTTTGGCATCCGCCCGCCGAAAAAAAGAAGATATCCAAGGTCTGGCCACAGGTAATCAGGGATTTGCTGTCCAGCACTTCTTCGCCGACATTGGAGAGACAACACTTTATTTTTTTGATGTAACCGAAACGGAAATAGACACAATAAACGCCGCCGTTTCAATGCTCGGCTTAGCTCAGAGAGACCAGCCAACTTCGCTTAGAAATCTGGATGCGGCACTAGATGATAAGGTGAGAGAAATCTTTAATTCTCTTGCTGGTGGCAATAGAATAACAATAGCTGACAGATCTTATGACCCAACTCAGGACGCCGCCCAATCAATGAAGGATCTCGCCGCTGCCCGCAAGTTACAAAATCAAGATGTCATTAAAGACGTAAAGGGTTCTGCAAAGAAGAAACATTTGCGACGGCTCAGAGAACAGTGGGACTATAAGAGCCCCGATGGAAATTTTAGACGAATAGCGTTTATTAAACTTGGGGATGTTATAAATAATTTACTAAAAAAAGTTGGTCCTGCCGTGGCAGAACAATGGAAGATGAATAATTTGACAATGATGATGGGACCACTAAGGTTCACGGATATGATAAGTCGAAAAAACGTCTATTTGAACCTAGCAGAAGTCCCAATTGATATCCGCGTCTTTAATAATTTCCTTGCAGAAAAGGTTATCGGCGAAGGCCGCTCTTCATATTTCTTTCAAGAGTTTTTAGAAGACTTGATAGGAGAATTAATACACACTGCGATGGACTCTTGTATTCACGGTAAAACAGGCGCTAATCTATCAAACATAGAACTTCTACCCCTCACCGCCGCAGGTTCTGGCCCCAACGGAGTGGGTCGAATAGAGCCCGGAAAAAAATACAATGTTGAAACTCTTGCTAGAATGGGAGCAGACCTTCCATATGTTGATCACGCTCCTGTATCGAACTTACACAATTACCTTCTGCTATATGCTTCTGGGTGGGAACCCGCAAAGCTCACTGGGAATTATTCAGAAGATATAAATAGAAATATTTATCACTTTGTGGTCGGAGGTCCAGATTCAGGTATATTAAAAAATATTTCATTCGGGCAAGCAAACAACCCTACTTGGGCTGTTGCAAACTATGCACAATTAGACCAGGAAAAAAATGTAACAGGGGTAATAAAACCAGAATCTTTTGTGGCTACTATAACAACGGTAGGTAATACCTTGTTTCAACTTGGGCAACAAATATATATCGACAGTACGTTTATAGACGGCGGCGCCAGCAACGTATATAGACTGGCTTTTGGTGGATATTATTCGATTATTAAACTTTCGAGCGCAATTACTGAAACGGATTATGTTACAACAATACAGGCGAAACTTACCGTTCCTGATTGGACAGTTAGAGCGGAGAGTTCTGGGTATTCCGAAAAGACAACCACCGTCGTTGGATTAAAAGAGAGCCAACAGGTCACCTCAGAGGGCAAGATAGAGGATAAGTAAAGATGGCGTTTTATGAAGACAAGACACCCCCGGCGGGTACCAACAGCATGTACCTCCCAGACCGAATGGTGATGCGGCTGTATTATAAAGAAAATATATATCCACCAGAAGGTAACAAGCCTTTGGACCTTTGGTATGCTCGCCCTTTCTATGGAAAGGTGAACGTTGATGGTCGAGCAGTTCACCTATCGGAAACCAACTTGAAAGAGTTTCATCAAGAAAATCTCTTCGCTGCAGACTTTGTTGTTGATGCGTATGGAGATTTCATTAGTGAGCTTAGGCTGGTGGTGCGCACAAAAAGCCTACCAGAAGGTAGTTTTTTAAAAACTCTAAGCCCACGTCGCGCTTGGACAAGTGTTAATAATCTGTATCATGCTCATTTCGCCACCATTCACGAATCATTTGTTAGCAGCTATCTACAGGTTAATAATAAAAAAGATGAAATTAAAGGGTTTGATGATTACATTAATTTATTTTTAAAGTTTGCGCACGAGACTGCACGCGACCTTCCCATCTCCAGAACATCTTTTATACTCTCTAGGTTTTGTTCTCCCTTGACTACTGGGCTGATGGTAGAGGTAGGGTCGGACAAACATGACCAAGACTTTTTTAAATTTGACAGGTATATAAACACTGATGAGTTTGATTGCTATCGAAATACAGCAGCAAAGTTTGGTTTCTATGTTGATAAAAATGCTCCTTGGCGTCTCGTGGCCAACATCGGTTCCCAACAGATGATGAAATATGTTAAACAAAACACCTGCGAGATTATTGTTAGCGAGCCGTGGGACTTTGAAAATCTAACACCGGAAGAGTTGGAAAATTATGATTTTGCTCCGGCTATGTTTAATTGCAATATTCAAGACGTGGAAGAGTTATTTTCAACGTATTACTATACGGCGTCGACATACGATTACCGGTCTTTTAAGATATATATGTTTCAGTCCTATAATACATACGCCAGTGTTTTTCCGTTCTATGAAAAGTGGGAACACTGCACAGCCCAAAAAACAACAAAGGTTTCTCTTCACGACAGGGAGCTTTTTCTTGATATGGCAGAGGGGAACGAGCAAGAAAAGGCATATGATATTTTTCTACAACGATACGACGATTTCTTTTGGCTTCCAATTTATTTTTCCCTTCGAGCAAAAGAAGCTCAGATAAAAATGACGTCACATCAAGAGCACCAAACACTGAGAAGAATTCTGGACATAGCCAGAAGACTTGGTGTGGACAAAGCGGTTGATTATATTGACAATAAAACAAAAGTTTCAAAATTATATTCACCCTCTTCCTTTGGTGGTGATTTTAATATTGACTATTAGCGAAAATATGTTATTATGTATAGGACATGATTTTCCAAACGCTTGACGACAAGAACCAATGCGCTCTAGCTTATTATAATAATAAGATTTCAAAAAAACTCCCAAAAAATCCAACAAAAACTTGGAACTACGCGGAATTCTTAAAGAAATTTCACAACGTGGAATATGCACAGTTGTTCTGCGGAGGCAAAACTCTCGACGAAATATGCCCAGAATATTTGAGACCGGAGTGGGAACGATCCTATGGCAAACTTAAAGCATACTACCGATCAATGGAGGAGGCGAAGCTAAACTTGGAAGAACATTGTTTCTTTGATATGGTTCCCAAAAAGTTTCTTATTGATTATTGTAATGTCAAAAATAAAATAACAGAACATGTTTTGCTGAACTTTGAGAAGCCGAGCAACTACGATTTTTTGTTTTCTCTCAAAAAAGTTTTAACCGAGATCAGATATAAAAAATTAAATGTCGACGTTCTGGCTTTAAGGGGTAGGATGCACGAGGTTAGGACCCACCAGTTCTGCAAAAAGTACAATGATAAGGGAAGATATATCAAATATGATATGTTCGGAACAAAGACCGGAAGGCTCTCCTCTCAGAAAGGTTCTTTCCCCATTTTAACAATGGACAAGACATACCGAAAAGTCCTTAAACCGAACAATGATTGGTTTGTTGAATTCGACTTTAACGCAATGGAACTCCGCGTAATGACTGCTCTTTTAGGGCAACCCCAACCTCAAGAAGATATACATAACTGGAATATAAAGAACGTTTACAACAACCTCCTTACAAGGGACGAGGCGAAAAAGAGAATCTTCGCTTGGTTATATAACCCAGAGTCAAAAGACATCCTGTCTGATCAAGCCTATGATAGAAGCGAGATATTAAAGAAACACTGGGATGGTAAGCAGGTGACAACAATGTACAACAGAATAATTCCAGCAGGAGAACACCACGCTCTCAACTATATCATTCAGTCCACTGCCGCCGACTTGTTTTTACGTCAAATGATTAAGGTGTGGGAGAACTTAGAGGGTAAAGATTCTTATGTTGCGTTTTCGCTTCACGACTCTCTTGTATTAGATTTTTCTGAAAAAGATATGCGAGATCTGGTAAAATTAAAAGGAGTATTCGCTGACACAGATCTTGGAAAGTTCCTTGTTAATGTCTCAGCGGGGAAGAACTTTGGAGAAATGAGAGAGTTAAAGATATGATTGTAATTGGACTCGGTAAAGCTGGCTGCGCCATCGCAGAAAAATTTAAACAATATCCACAATATGATATATTTAAAATGGACGTTGGATTGAAAGGAAAAAAATGTTTCAACATGCCTTCTTTCCCACATCCAGAACAATACGAAAAAGATGGTCCAATACTTAAAGTTCGGACTTTTTTAAAAGGAGTTGAGAAGAAAGATGTCCTGTTCATTTGCTCTTGTGGGATTATATCTGGTGTTTCACTGCGTGTTTTAGAACAACTGGTTAAGAAAAAATGCAAGGTCACCATACTCTACATTCAACCTGATCGACAATTATTGGGCGAGATGAAAATTAAGCAAGATAATTTAATGTTCGGGGTTATGCAGGAGTACGCTCGCTCGGGGAAGTTCGAGAAGGTTATCCTTGTCTCAAACAAATACATGTCTGAGGTAATCGGAGAAGTCCCAATCAGAGAATATTATGACAAGGTGAATGAGGCAGTCGCTTCAACCTTTCACATGACCAACGTCTTCTCACATTCAGACCCTGTGCTTGATACGTTCTCCCCCGAAGGAGTTCCCTCTCTCAGGATTACAACACTCGGTTTGGTTAATTATAACAGCGGAGAAGAAAAGTTGTTTTTTCCTCTTGACAAAATTCGTGATGTGCGGTATTATTATGCCATGCCAAATAAGATTCTAGACGAGGACGGAAAATTGTTAAGCAAGGTTACTGATCAAGTAAAGAGTAAAATTGAATATGAAGGAATGAAAACAAGTTTCGGAATATTCTCAACTCAATACGACGACGCTCTTGTCTATTCTTTTTCCCGCGCCTCAATGGTTCAGAAAAATGAAAAAAGTCTTTAAATCTTATTTGACATATGCTATAATGAAGACAGCAAGATAGAATATTGGCTATTTTGACTTTAACAAATTAGGAGAAAAAAATAATGGCTTTAGATATGAGTAGAATGAAAGAGAGAATGGATTCTCTAAAAAATAATGGCGGTGGAAACAAAGATTTCTGGCGCCCTCAAGATGGTGAGCAGACCATTCGAATTGTGCCGACAGCAGACGGAGATCCCTTCAAAGATTTCCACTTCCACTATAACGTGGGAACAAATTCAGGATTCCTTTGTCCGAAGCGTAACTTTGGAGATGAGTGTCCCGTTTGTAACTTTGCAACAAAACTTTACAATGAAAAGACTCCCGAGAGCATTAAAGAAGCAAAAAAGTTCTTTGCTCGACAACGTTTCTTCTCGCCAGTTCTTGTCCGAGGAGAAGAGGCAGACGGTGTTCGTATTTGGGGTTACGGTAAAATGGCATACGAGAGTTTGCTAGCTTTAGTGTTAAACCCTGAGTATGGTGACATCACCGATGTTGATGAAGGTACCGATCTTGTGCTTTCTTATGGAAAGCCCGCAGGAGCATCGTTTCCTCAAACGAAATTGACTCCCCGCCGCCGAAGTTCCCCACTTTGCGAGGATTTAGATGCGACACAATGTGCAGAAATGCTTGATAATATTCCGGATTTTGATGGCCTCTTCGAGCGAAAAACCGCCGACGAGGTGCAAACAATGCTGGATGAGTATCTTCTTGATGAAGATGATTCTAGTACAACTTCTTCTGAAACGACCCGCTACGGCTCCAAAAGCAGTGGTGACCCCGCTACCACTTCAGATGAAGTCAATTCGGTAGAAGCCTCATTTGATGAGCTTTTATCAGCAAACGCATAAATTGTGTTTCTAGGGGGGCTTCGGCCCCCCGATTTTTTAAAAAGGAGAAATGATGGTTTCAAAGAAAGAGAAAGCGGGAAAGCTTTCAATCGCTGACATGCGCAAACTTGTCAATAAGAAGGCCGGGATGAACGTTGCTCACAATCTCAATGAAAGCAGTCCGACAATAGTCAAGGATTGGATTCCGACAGGTTCGAGATGGTTGGACTCTATTATTTGCAGAGGACAGGTCGCAGGTATTCCGGTCGGCAAAGTTACTGAAATTGCTGGCCTAGAGTCAACAGGTAAAAGTTATATGGCGGCCCAGGTTGCTGCCAACGCTCAGAAAATGGGCATTGATGTTATTTATTTTGACTCTGAATCTGCCATCGACCCAGGTTTTTTAGAAAAAGCAGGCTGTAATGTCGACAATGTTTTATATGTTCAGGCAACCTCTGTTGAGTTTGTTCTGGAAACTATCGAGGAATTGCTCGGCTCCAATGAGAATCGGATGTTGTTTATCTGGGACTCCCTCGCACTGACACCCTCGGTATCCGACATCGAAGGAGATTTCAACCCCCAGTCTTCAATGGCTGTCAAGCCAAGAATATTGGCAAAGGGAATGTCAAAGCTAACAGTCCCAATCGCTAACTCGCAATCAACTTTGCTGGTTTTGAATCAACTAAAAACAAATATTACTCGATCTCCAGCGGAGGCAATGACAACTCCGTATGTTACACCCGGAGGTAAGGCTCTAATTTATACTTATTCTCTGCGTGTTTGGTTGACTGGTCGAAAAGCAAAGGCTTCATTTGTTATGGACGACAAGGGATATAGGATAGGTTCTGAGGTTAAAGTTAAGCTTGAGAAGAGCCGCTTCGGAACGCAAGGGCGCAATTGTTTTTTCAAGATTCTTTGGGGTGAAGAGGTCGGTGTTATGGATGAAGAGTCTTGGCTCGAAGCGATCAAGTCCTCACCACATATCAAGACTGGAACTTGGTGGACTCTGACCTACGCAGATGGTAAAGAAGAAAAGTTTCAGTCATCCGGCTGGTTGGAAAAATTAAAAAATGAAAAATTTCGTCAACGCATTCTTGAAATAATGGATGAAGAGATTGTTCTCAAGTTTCACGAGCGCACCGGAGATGCTGAAAACTTTTATGACGCTGATGAAGAAAAAACTTCTTGACTTCTTAGGAAAAAAAAAGTATACTACCTATATGAGAATTGGAGATCTGGTTAAAATAAATGACAATCAAGACGATAAAATGGGAGATCTTGCGACAGTGGTTCAAACTCTTCCATTCACGGGAGAGGTTGTCGTTCAATGTGTTAAGAGTAACACTCCCTGGATCTATTATTTAAATCAATTGATATTGATAAGCGAGGTAAAAAAATGAACAAGTCTTTAAAAAAATCTCTTAAGAAAGTTCCCTCACACTGGAAAACGGAATCAAGAATTTACGGAGAAGCGTGTGAGTTCTGGATTGCTGAACACTATGAATGTCCAGTTTGCAATGAAGGGGAATTAAAAAAGCTTACAGCAAATGAAAAGTCTGTAGACCACCAGTGTTCTAGTTGCGATGAACTTTTTCAAGCGAAAGCGCACAAGAAATCTTTCGAGAAGCGCGACGGAAGCGTTGGCTTTATTGGAGCAGAGTACGCGACCACTGTTGCCTCTCTCGAAAAGGAAAAGAAATGGAACCTAATCCTTGTCGAATATGACAAGGGATCAGCACAAATTAAAAGAGTTGGAACAGTTTTGAAAGAGAACATTACAAAAGATAATGTTATTCCAAGAAAACCCTTAAGCGAGAATGCACGACGTGCAGGGTGGCAGGGTTGTAATTTTAAATTTAATAAAAATGTTGTCAATTTTGGCACGGGAGTTGCAAATGAATAGTGTTAATAGAAAGGAGAACATTTTTAAAATGTGTATTTTATATGTATTAACAAGCGGTATGATGTTTTCGACCGCTGGTTGTTTTGCGGCAGTCGAGGTGATTGAACCACACGATGTGGTATATACTTCACACGCACCAGTTCACGTCGAAGTTCGTAGGATTACACCAAACAACACTCGTTATCACTGGGAGTATGATCCCTATACTCGCGCCTATCACCGAGTTTATCACCGCCATCGTCAGCGTGTTCGCTATCACAACAGGGTTCGAGCGAGCCGTTATCATAAGAGAGTTCGCGTTCAGCGTCACCACAAGCCTCGCTTAAAAAAGCGAACAGTAACTCGCCGGTATAATAAACGCGGCAAACTACGCAAAAGAACAGTTCGCAGACGATACCGTTAACAGGGGGTCCAGTTGCTTGATACAAAATATCTTTATAACGATGACATTGGCAGAGTTCAACTGATTCAGCACTGGGGTGACGACAAGATGGTCGTTAATGCAGCCCGAGTTTCTTTTGGGCAGGATAACGAAGAGGGGCTTAACGAGAGAGACAAGAAATTAATTAATTATCTCGTCAAGCATCGTCACACTTCAACCTTAGAGCATTGCGGATTGACCTTCAAGTTTGTCGTTCCGATGTTTGTCGCACGACAGCATATGAGACATCGAACTTGGAGCTACAATGAAATCTCCAGAAGGTATACTTCAGTTGATTTAAAGTTCTATGAACCTAAGATGTTCAGGAAGCAACACGACTCAAACAGGCAAGCATCAACAGACGAGTGGTTCGAACCGAAAAGACCCTCTCGAACCATCGATCCCCCAATATCTTATTACTGGGTCATCAGAGGCCATCACGACAAAAGTATAAAACTTTATGACGAGCTTATCGATGCTGGGGTTTCTCGTGAGCAAGCTCGCGGTGTGCTACCGCAAAATATGTATTGCGAGTATTATGGCACAGTTAATTTAAATAATCTTTTTAAGTTTGTTGGTCTTCGGACACACGAAGGAGCCCAGTGGGAAATCCAGAAGGTTGCCGAAGCTTGTATGAGCATTGCAACAAACTTGTTTCCCGAGAGCGTTAAAGCATACGAGGTGAATAAATGAATCGACTCCTTGTCGTTGACGCATTAAATATGTTTACAAGAGCTTGGATTGTGAACCCAAGTCTTTCAACCAATGGCAAGCCCATTGGAGGGACGGTGGGCTTTCTTAAGATTCTTCAGAAGGTTGTTCGAGAAACAAAACCAGATGGAATCATCATCTGTTGGGATGGTGCCGGGGGCTCAAACAAGAGAAAAGCTCTCAACAAAAACTATAAAGAAGGTCGAAGCCCGATTCGTTTTAACCGAGGAGATGTCAATACTTTGACAGCCGAGGAAAGTTTAAAAAATAAAATTTGGCAACAACAACTCCTCGTTCAGATTCTCAACGAGATGCCAACAGTTCAATTGATGTTGGATAGCGTCGAAGCTGATGACATCATCTCTTTCGTTGTTCAGCATCCAAAGTATTCCAACTGGCAGAAGGTTATCTTCTCAGCGGATAAAGATTTTTATCAGTTGTGCGACAGCAAGACAATTATATATCGACCACCACACAAATCCGGTCTTCCTCCGGAGATTGCAAACAAACATCGCATCCTTGAGAACTATGGCATTCATCCAACAAACTTTGCTCTGGCAAGAGCTATCGCTGGAGACAAGTCCGATAACCTCGAAGGTGTGCCAGCGGTTGGAATACCAACAATAGCGAAGAGACTGTCATTTCTCGCTGAAGAAAAGGCATATACCATCGATGAAGTTGTAGATTTCTGCGCCTCGGTCGAGAAACCTCTCAAAGCACA